GTAAGCTAAGTCACCAACAGCTAAAACTTTTCCAACTGTTGTTAAATAAGCCATATCTTCTTTTGTTGAGTTAGGTAAAAGAATACCACCTTTTGTTTCTGACTTAATAGAAACTGGTCGTATTAAAAGATTAAATCCTGGTAATTCAGGTAATACTTTAGGATCAGCTTTCTCTTCTGCATCTGTAATCCACAGATCGTTTTTCAAAGCTCCTCCCATTTGTGCTTGTTGCATTAATCATCTTCCTTATTTATTTTTTCATGTAAGTCTAATATTTGTTGTTTAGCCCACTCTATTCCTTGAATAGAACCAACTACTTGTTTATAATGAGGAAAGTCTTCAACTTGTCCAGTACCTAAATTTTGCTGTAGTCTTTGAATTTCCTCGTTATAAAATCTTATAAGTTCGTCAAACATAAATTAAATTTCTGCACAAGCATAACAATTAATTTCAAGTCCTACAGATACTTCTTTAATAATAGGTTGTTTCCACATAATTATTCTCCTTAAATATATAGTGTGCTTTTACGAGTTGATTTAATTGGTTCTGGATATTTATAAGTATCTTCAGGATATTGATTTACCACTCCTCTATGTGGCATCTCACCTACAGATCCATCACCAACAGGTTTTGAAGTCCAGTCTCCATAATCTCTACCAAAATTATTTTGATGTTTTGGTTGATTATTTTTCATCATTAGTCTCCTCCTTTCTCTGCTTTTAAGGCAGCATCTGTTACTAATTTAGCAGTTGTTAATTCTCTATCTCTAGAGTCTTTATCTTCCATCTTAGCAATTTCAGTTAAAAGTTTTAAAGCTGTTTCACCTTCTTTAGATTCAATCTTCGATTCTTCAATCGCAACTTTCGTTAATAGTTCTAAAGATTTCATTTGTTGTTTACTAATTCTATCAGCTTGAGTTTTTTGTTCTTTCATTACATTAGAAACTTTTTTATCAGCAGCTTCTAATAATAATTCATTTTCTTTTAAATCTAATTCTTTTGTTTCTAAAGCCATCTTCGCATTATTAAGAGCAGCATCTACTTTTAATTTTTCTGCTTCAAGTTGTACTTTAGCTTGTTCTAAAGAAACTAATTGTTGTTCAGGTGATTGTACTTGACCTGCAGCCATATTAGCATTTAATACTTGTTGTGCTGCATTAGACATAATTATTTCAATAGCTTCTGGAGTTTGTTGTTCAGGAGGAAGTTGTTCTAAACCAACTCTAGTTAAACCATTCATTTGTTCTTGATATAACATCATAGAATGTTCTTGTATATTAGCTTGTAGTACTGGAGCTACTTTTGCCATAATAGGACTAGCTCCATTTCTAGGATCTTGTAGATAAGCTGTTTTAACTTTAATATGTGCTTCATGGTTTTGACCAGGAAAAGCTTTTATTGGTATTCCTTTAACAGCAGCCATAATATCTGTAACAGGATCTAAAGGTTTTGTATCTGGTTTTGGTGGTAATATTTCTTCAAGGTTTGGCATATTAGCAGCATGAAGAATAGTTCTATTTAAAGCTTCAATATTAAACATACCAGGAGGTGATTGCTGTGCCATTTGTAATGCCATATTTGCTAACATCATTCTATGAGCATTACTTGGAATGTTTGGATCACTTACTGGAATTACATCTATAGTACCATCAAAGTCTTTTTTAAATACAGACTCACTTACGTTTGGAACTTCATATGGATATTGATTTGGTAAATATTCATAATCTATTCTAGCAAGAATTTTAAATTCATCTCTTTGAGATTTGTGTAATCTTTTATGAACACCTGAAAAGAATTTACTTGAAGCTTCTAATAAAGCCATTGTTGTTCCAACAGGACCATAAGATGCTGCGTCAGAAACTATTTGTTCTGTACTGTCAGCAAACTTTTGTCCTGCATCTGTAACAAATTGAAGCATCTGATATAATGTGCTTGATGGTTCTTTATATGGAAGAGGAACTATCGCTTTGGAAAGATCTATACCAGTTGCTTCAATCTCTTTAAATTCTCCAGGAGCTATTGGATCATTATCTCCAACTACTCTAACTCCTTTAGCTTTAAATCCACCAGGTAAATTAGCAAATTGTCCTGCATCTATTAATGATCTCATAGCTGCTGTAGCACTCATAGTTAAATTACCTAAGAAATGCATAAGTCCTAAACCATAAAAACCAAATCCAGGTACAAATTTATAATGTACAAAGTGACTTCTTTTTTGTTTGGTGTCATCATCAGGAGAATAATTTCTACGTATACTTAATACACTTCCTGATTGTTCTTCTACTGTAATAATATATGGATGAGCTTCATCATCATCAGCCATAGAATCTTTTATATTTAAATGTGCATGTTGTTCTAATAAAACATATTGAGAATCATTATCTCCTGCTGGTGCTATTCCTAATATAGTATCTACTTTTTCAGCAAAACTTGTTATTGGAGTTGATGAAGGTTCTGCCATTTCAGCATCTACATAAATTTCTGAAGCTATATCTTTTTGTAAGTCTACTGCATTTTTGTAAATAACATGAGTATATCTATCAGCATTTCTTAAATCTGTTGCATAGTATGAAACATAGAATTGATCAATAGGAACAAATTCAGAGCAAGGTCTTTTTAATGTTGCATCATAATAAACTTTTTTAAATGCTGATCCTATTAATGGTAAATGAAATAACATTCTTTCAAACTCATCAAAGTATTCAGGCATTTGTTCTGTTACTTGATAGTTCATAAAGTTTTGTACACGATTAGCTTGTTGTTCTTTTTCAGGAGTTACATCTCCAAGTATTTGAGATTTAACAGGACCTCCTGGAGGAAATAATTCTTGAGATGCTTTAGCTTGGAATTTTACAGCAGACTCTATTAATAAAGGATGTACTGCTGTACATGCACCTTCAAATGGTTCTGATGTTTCTTGTATTTTTAATCCTAATAAATCAAATCCTTTTTCAAACATAGATTCCCATTCAGCACGAGATTCTTTATCAGCTTGAAACTTTTCTCTAACATCATGTGAAATTTCTGCTAAGTCTTCTTCATCTAAATCTTCAACTAAGTTAGCATAGAACTCTGCAGTTTCTGGTTCAGGATTCATTTCAACAGACATAGATGAAAAATCTACAATAACTCCTCCATCTTCTGAAGGTTCAAATGATATACTTTGTTCTTGAATTTCATCTGCATCTTTTTTATTTGTTAGTTCAATAACATTAGTTACTTCTTCTGGTATTTGTTCAAATGGATTCTTTTCTGTTGCCATTATATTGCCCTCTGTGTATTATAATTATCATAAGGATTAGACATAACTCTACCTCCTTTAAACTTTTGATCTAAAGTTTTTAATATAGGAGATGTTCCTTTATCATTTAAAAATAATCCTATGTTTGTAACTCCTGATTCTCTCATTGTAAAACCATCATAACCTAAATCTTTTAATATAGGATGTAAATCTTCTTGTTCAATTAAATGTGCTGCACCATCTTTAAAAAATTTATTTTCTTGAATAGAATTTAAAAATTGTTTTTCAGTTAAAGGTACTTCCCCTAATTCTTCAGCACCATCATTATATATTTTATTATTTCTTTTTACCCAATCTTTAAATCTTTTATTTTTTAAAAGTTTATTAAATTGTTTTTCATTTGTTGGATCAAATATATTTGCATTTTCTTTAACTCTTAATGGATAAGCTCTTGCTCCTTTTTGATATTTTCCTAACTCATCAATTCTATCACTTCTCATAAATGAATCAGCAAACTTTGGATCTGGTGATACAAATAAAACTCCTGTACCAGTTCTAAAACCTTCACCTGTGTAAGGTTTATCTGTTCCATGATAAACTTTAAATTCTTTTCCTACAGGAAGAGTTGGATAAACTTCTGGATCATATGCTTGTTTTTTTAAATAATCCATAGAATCAGGATCATCTAAATATTTTACTAAATTTTCTAATTCTTTATCAGTTGTTTTAGGAGGAGTTATTTTCTTTGCAGCTTTTTTTGCTCCTTGAGTTATATACTTAGATCCTGGAATAAATGCACCTAATAAACCTGTTGCTGCTCTAGGAATACCATAGAGATCTCCACCAAGAGTTTGTTCTACTCCTTGTTTATATTCTTGTATATCATATGCTGGTGATACTATATCTGCAACAAATAATCCTGCTCTTTTCATATCTTCTAATGTAATAGGATTATTAGCTACTGTTTGATTACCTATCCCATATTTTAAGGAACGTAAACCATCTTCTGCCATATTAAAAACCTTTTAAACAAAAAGAGTACACAATAATGCTAATAAAGAATAATATCATTATATTCTCCAGTATGCAACTTTTTTCTTACGTGGTTGTTCTTCCCAATAAGGATCTTCAGGATGTGATAAATGCCAGGACTCTTTCATATAATGTATAGCCATTGTCATTGCATCTACTTGATCATCATGTGCAGCATTTGGAAACTGTAATAATTCTGTTACTAAATCATCAGCCCAGGGTTTACCTGATGGTAACCATACTCTTCCTGATTCAATCATAGGAGATGCTGCATAAACTCTACTAACTTTATCTCTATCTGGTAAATATTCTTGAACAGGAAGTCCTCCTCTTCTCATATCTTGTATTAATGATTGACCACTAGCTTTTTTCTCTACAATACATACATCTGGTTTATGTTGATAGTATAACATCTGTGCCATTCGTCTAAGTTCTGGATATTCAAACCTACCTTTTATATTTCCTAATAGAATAAGATTAGCAGGAAACTCTTCTGTTCCATCATAT